ACAATCTTCATCATGTCATTAGTGAGCTTCTCATTAAGACTCTCTACCTCTCCGTTAATTGATTGCCAATTAAGCTCCGGTATATTACTCTCGTTTACTACTCTAATGATATTATCAATTCGCTTACGTGCAAAGTGCTGCTGATCTGATGGTATCAGCAGGATTAAATCTGCTATCTTTCTTTCTAATACGTGGCTCATTTGCTATCCTTCATTAATTCAATTATGTATGGTATCTCCTCCTCAGTTATTGTAGCCAGCTTACCTATGTGCGTTACCTTCATAGTGAATGGCTGCTTAATAAACTTTTGGGCTGTTGGGTAACTTACCTCCAGCACCTCCGCAAAGGCTGCGACAGTCATAAAATGACTGCGCACCCATGCGTGAAATGGAGTAAGCTTAGAATGGCATTTCATCGTCTGCGCTTTCATTTTTTACTGCTTTAATTTGTACTGCTTCTACTTCCTCACCTTTAAGCCATGCTAAGAATATCTCAGCTGCATCTAACACATCACCTGGCTTACTGCCCTTTTGCTCTTTGCAGAATAATACTGCATTGTTTAAAGCTACCGATTTGCTAATAGAGTTCTGCACATCAGGGCTTTCTTTGCGGTAATTAGAGCCGCTATTCACCGCACCACTTGGAGCAGCTGTTGTACCTGCATACTGCATAGGATTCTGCATCTTAAAGTTAGTGCTCTTCTTACCCGTAGGGCCAGTGCGCTCTTCAACGGTATAGTGCAAGGTAGCGCCTACTGCTATCTTAGGGCTGTTCATATCCTTTACACCAATCTGCCCTACTTCATTTAAACCATTATTTGACTCTACTACCAAATCAAAATAATGAATTGCACCTGATGGGCCATCCCATGTTCTAACAAATTTCTGTGATTTAACGATTCCTTGATTCATAACTGTTTGTTTATTTTGTGTGTGAATTAATTTACTTAACTTATCTGCTAACTTATCTTCCTGCTCATCCCAATCAATAGATGGTTTAAGCTTATCCCAATTAGGCTCTCTTGTGTAACTCATCGGGGTTATTTTGGAAGTATGAGCGCCAGCTCTCATAGACTATCTTTTCGGCTATCTGATTGAACTCTAACTCCTCTCCCGGTAGTGAGCTCTGTACGCAAATAAATTTGCTGTTGTAACGATCAAATAACATAGCGATCACTCATAAAGTAGTCATGTACATTGCTTTCTCCTTCGCTCTCAAATTGGTAGAGAAAAGTGCCATCATCAGGGAATACCTCCCCATATTTTTTAGCAGTTGAGAAATCAGTTAGTGAGTAACTGTGAGCTGATGTGTACAGCTTCCATCCGCATCCTTCGGCATCCCACCGAGATACGATAACCTTACCGGTTATGTTGTTTGGTTTATTCATGATTATTTAATTAAGTTGCTAATATACTAAATTCTTTTTATACTGATAACTACTTCGTCATTTTCCCACTCATACAAAGCTCCTTCGTTATACTCTGCAATCCAAACTGGTGTATAATCAAATTTGTAAATCTTCATCAGTAGTGGTAGCATCTGCTGTGCTATTTCCCAAGTATCTGCTATGAATAGGTTAGCAGTGCCTAAGCGCTCAGCTATAGAGATTTGCACCTCGTCTAATGGGGTTACTAATACGTGGTACTTCATAGCTCTACCTCCTTACTTAATAATACAGTCTTAGTAGGTATCCAGGTGATAGCTTCCTCATACTCTGCCTTAGCCTCTTCAAAGGTGCTAAAAGATTTAACATAGCTGCCATCAATTTTAAGATAGTAGCGTGTGCCATCATACTTGGCTTGCTCTTCAATTTCAAATAGTTTAGTCATGATTATTTATAATTTATATTGGTTTCTATTTTTTCTAACTCTGCTGTCTGAGCATCGAATGTGCCAGCAATTAACATTCCTGCGAAGAGGACTAAGATGATGAGTAGTGCTTTTTTCATTTTATTAAATTCCTGTATGATAATTTTCACATAATCCGATTTCGCGCTTAATAGCGTCTGGACTATCTTCACAAGGATTGTACTGATTATACTCTTCGATAGTTTCAAACTTGAAACACTCCATACTATAACCATCTTTCCGCTCCCAAATTTCATAAACACCTACACATTGGTTGCCTTCTTCCCTGCTCCACGCATAACAGGCAATAGTTTTTTTCGGCTGCATACTGGTATGACCGTCATTCCAACCGCGCAAATCTATTTTAAAAGGAATTTGTTTAATAGAGCGACCTGCATAAGTAGCCCATAATTTAAGAAATTCATCAATTTTTACAGAAAGTCCGCTAAACATTACTGTGCTTTCAATTTTTGTTCTCATCCTTGTTTTGGTTTTTGATTATTAATGATTATTGTTTGACAAATGTACTACTAATTTTTAGATATGCAAAAAAAACCTTACTAATATTAGCAAAGTTATTAACAAAGATTTGTTAGTTTAGAAAAGTAGATTGAAGATAATACCTCCCACAAATGAGATAGGAATACCTATTAGCGCTACGTTGCGCCAAGATTCTTTACGTGCAGCTTCTTTATACAGCTCTTGCTGGACCTTAACTAACTGCTGAGCTTTCTGCTCATTAGCTATAGTGTATGCATCTATAGTTTTAGCTTGGTCCTTAATGACAAAACTTGCAATACTATCACTTTTTGATAATAAGATATTCTGCTCTTTAAAATAATCACGCTCGGCCTTTAACTTAAGTAGCGCTCTTACTTCGTTAGTCGTTAGACTGACCAGGGTATCTTTCACCGGTAAGACTTGAGAGTAGGTTGTGCATGGCACGCTTAAGGCCATTGCGATCAAGAGAATCAATAGCACTGATGTTAGCTTCATATCTTTTAGTATTATGTTGAATCTGCATATTCAGTTGTGCAATCTCTTGCATACGCTGCACGTTAGTAGCTTCTAAGCTATCTATCACATGCGTAGCTCTATCTGCTCTTCTCTCATAGCCTTCAATAGCTTTCTTACTGTCCTTTAAAGCTATGTACATCACTGAATAGTTATGCAGATGGTTAGCGCTACTACCATAACTGCAGCTGCTTTAATTTGTGTCTTGGCTTCCTGTGTCATTTGATTTCTTTTTGTCAAAGATAGATTCTATAACTGTTAATCCCAAACCACCCCCGGCTAAAATAAGCAAGCCGTCATACATGTACTCAGGTGTTTTGTATTCAGTGAATGTACCAATGTAAGATAAGTTAATGCATACTATTAGCGCCAGTATAGATGCCACTCGTTTAGAGCTCGCATCCCCTTCATTACTGAATACGCTCTTTAACCATTTCATCTCTTCTTACGCATCTTATAGATGGTAAAGATGGATGCTGCTGCTGATAAGATTAAGCAAAATATCTTTAATGCAAATTCTACATCTACCATCCATGCTGGCACAGATAACAAGATGCTGCTAACTGTACCGGTTACTCCTTCTGCTATCTGCTGCTGATTATTACTCATGACTCTTTCAGTAGTGTATAGGTAAATGACTTCTTACCACTCTTAATGCAAGCTTGAATAAGCTCTTTGAAATCTTTAGGACTATTCAGCACTTGACAGCCAGCACTCCACTTATCTATATTCTTTGATTCTGCAGATTCATTAGCTCTATGGATGTTAATTCCAAATAGGCCTGTATCTTCTTTACCTTGCTCCTCAGCTATGTTATCTTTATCGGCATCTCTGAATACAGTTACTTTTTTAGACTGAACTAAAGCGCTGTATTTGCCCTGATGCAAGCCTATTGTATAAGTGTCTACATATTGCCCTGGCTTTAAAACTGCTGTGCCTAAGCTATTCATAGGTGAGTTAAGCCAAAATGTACCTGGATTAGTGGTAGCGGTGTACCAATTTACCTGATCACCTTGCACCAATCCTATTAGATCATCAAATTTATTAGGCTCATTAGCTTTACTCTAATACCTACCACGTGAATAGATGGCCATTTGTAGCCAAGCTCAGTGAACTGCTCTTTAAGCTCTTCGATTGTTGGTACTTTCATTTTTTCTAAGTTCTTTATCTCGTTTAGTTAAATAGACCTTTAGCTTTCGCTCATAGTCTTTTCTTGTTTGCTGCTCCTTTGTTAATTTCATTCTTAGTTAGTAAAGTCTCGCACATTAAATCTGCTCCATGGACTCTCACTGTTGTTCATACTTCTACTAAAAGCTATTTGACTCTGCCTGTTAACTACTCGAATGGGTGTAATGTTAGGGCTTGTGTTATTGCTGTATTCAGGATAGTCTGAGTTATTAGCGCACAAGTAATCTACTAATCTTTGAGTATAGTAGTTAGCGTTCTCACGTGCCATATCTCTTAGAGCTGATAGCTCACCCTGAGTAATGGCTGTAGTGTTCTCAGATTGGCGAGTAACTAAGTTACCGTTATCATGCTTATACATTAGCATTGGATACAGTTCTACCATGGTCCACCAAGCTGTTGGCTTTACAATGTATTCATTTAACAAAGTCTCATAGACTCCCGCTAAAGTGTTATTCTCAATATCATCTTTAATCTTGTTGGTAAGATTAGTGCCAAGCCAAAGAGTAATATACTTATCCTGCGCTAAGTAAATAGCAGGTCTAATTAAGTTAGTATCTACAGCCTCATTTAACTGAGTGTATTTCTTTAAAAATTCCTCGTTAATGAATAATATTTCGGGTGCTATTGCCATTGTTTTATAGTTTAATTTGTTCCTGGGTATCTGCCTTGGTCGGGTAAATCAAAAGTGCGAGTATTAGCGCGAGCAAAGTCTTTAGCTATATCTTTTAAAGGCATGCCTGCACGTATAGCTTTTGCTACTGAGATAGGATCAGAGGACTCTAAACCATTATCTGAAATAAATCTGCCCTTCTCACGCTTTCTAAAATAGACTCTTCGCTCCCAGTTATGTTTGCAGTTAACCCCTCCCTTAAATAACCAAACCGAATAGGTGGCGCCCTGATGGCCCATATTAGGATTAAGATCATTACTATCTGTTTCCATTGCAGTAATATCTTCATATCTATACACAAAGCCATTACGTGCAGCGCTTACCATTTGCCTGCAGAATCTTCTGCTATCTTTGCTTAGATTCTTTGAGTATGCGTATCTAATTTTATAAAGTCCGCTATCCATTTCAGATGGTTTATCAGGATCAGAGTAGCTTCTAACTGACGCAAGATTAACAGGCTCAGCTTCGATTAATTCCCACTCCTCCTCATCTACTATCTCGCCTTTATCTTCTAAAAATTCACACCACCAATTCTCATCCTCATCTGTAAAGATTGGAGGCTTCTCTTGTTGATCAGCAGAAAGCTCAGTAGCATATCTCTCTACTATTCTTTTTGCGTAATCTCTACCAGCATCTCCTCCCCATAACTGCCATGCTATTCTGCCTGCAGATGGATAGCCATCCTCACCTACTTCAAATCCTTCCGCTTCCTTATCTACTTCGTGTCGGCTAAAATAACTATTCATGCGCTGTATAGTATCGAAGCTCAAGTTACGCATATTGCTGATATCTCTTGCTCTTGCTACTCCTACCTCAGTGCCTCCTCTGCCATACTCCTCTCTCATATCTAAACCTCTCTGCGCCTCTGCGGCCATTTCTTTAGTAGGCGCAAAAGATTCAGGTATGGCTAAATTAATCTTTTTTTTTTCTTCAGAAAGTTGAGTTGTTGCAGATTGTGCAACAGTTGGAGCAGTGATTTGCTCCCCGAAAATATCATTAGACTCGATATAAATATCAGCCACAATGCCCATACCTTTAAAAATCTCTTCAAAGCTATCAGTTATAATCTTTTGATAAGGCTCAATAATGTTCTTATTAAAGATTCTATAAGCCTGTTTCATCTCATCAGCATTGCTGCCTAATCCACCTGAATCTCTAATACCAAATAGTAGAGGCGAAGTTACGCGATGAGCTGCTAAGATGTTTTCTCTTGACTGCGTACTTAATTCTTGCCATTGCTTATCAGCATCAGTCATAGGCACTAAGTCTAAACGAGGTGCTCTATCTGCAGATTCATTAAATGTGAATACTACCTTACCTGCTTTTCTCGCACCTACCATAGTCTCCCAATTTCTGCGAATAGCTAACTGCTCTTCAGGATCAGGGATGCCGTTATTAAAATGAAGCATGTAAGAAGGTGCCATACCATTACTTAAGAAAGCTCTATAAAATTCGCTTATCTCTCTTGTAATTTCTATGTAATTAATAGCACTGTAGTAATCAGGCTTAGGATAGTATGCGCTGCCAGGTGTCATCACTCCAATAAATAGCACTTGAGAAGGCTCATCTGCTTTTGAAGTAGGGTTGTACATCGGAATAAATACAGGGATGTTCTTCTTCTTGCGCATATCATTCCAATCTTTAGAATAATAAATGCCAGGTATAACATCTTCATCATTAGCAACGGCCAAACGGCAATTCTCATAAGGCAGCTCGTTAATTTTAGCTATGCTATTTCTATCTACTGACCAAATAATTTCTAAGTAATAGCCTCCCTGCATCTTAGCATCTAAAGCTACAGGCCGTCTAATGCTATTTAGTTTAAGTCTATCTATCTCTCTTTGTGCTGCAGGATTATTACTTTTAATTTCTTTACCTGCAATCATAAACGCTATGCTCATAGTTAATGCAGAGTGCACCGGTGAGCTATAGTATAAATCAATTAAATAATTAGGAAATGAGTTAGCCTCACCTAATGTTACCCATCCCTTAGGAGTCTCTTTCTCGTTAGCTTCCTGAGGCATTGCTGCGCCAAGATTAACTAACATAGGTGCTGCGTGTTTTATTTTATCCATTGTAGGCTATATCTGAATCTATTGTTAAGTTCGGCTCGGTGAATCGGGGAGTAGTTAAATCTTCGACTATTAAATAACCAATCTGTATTACCCCTTCTACAACAGCATCTGTAGGATCTAAGTTAGTGGAGCTGTTCTGCCCATAAACTACGTAGCTAAATCTTGCTGGGTAGTTAATTAGTAGGCTCGCAGCTGTTGGTGTGTTGGCATTGGTGCCAATCTGAATGGTAGTATACCTATCATTCTGAGCTATCTGAATAGGGATAGCGTAAAGCTTCTCAAGTGTCTGCTCGTTAGTTAACTCAAGCAGGTAATGCGTGTATGTATTAGCAAGCAAAAGCTCCCCTTCCTTAAGACTAAGGTAGAGGAGCTGTGCTGCTGTATTTTTAAGTAAGTAAATCATGCTTTAAATATAGCACAATTTTACTTACAATGTAGCTTGAACTACAGTAACTGTAGCGAAGTCTTGGAATGGAGTATCTCCTGCATCCTGATCTAACAAGTATGCCTTATCTTTCTCTTCGCCTGTGAAGGTAATAGTGTAACCACTCATATCTCCCTTAGCTGTTCCTGAAGCTGTAGTAAAGGCAGTAACCTCTACTCCATCTTTGTAACCACACATCCAAATGTTATCGTTGTTATCCTGTACGAATAATACGTTGCGACCTTTAGAAATGTTTTGTAGTTCAAATGAACGTGCAGCAGTCATGCCATGAAACATAGCTACAACAGTTTGAGTATAGTAAACAGTGCCATTCTCGATGCTGATAGCAGCCTCTTCTGTGAATGATCCTGTGTGCTTAGGTAGCTCAAATTCGTAAACATCTCCTGTAG